AGCCTGCCAAAGCACCACCAGCAATAACGGGAATTCCCACGCCTGCGAGATTGGCAAGAAAGCCCATGCCGCCCATGGCATTAAGAAACGAACTCATGCTGCCGGCTTTACGATAAATACGAGGAATATCGCTGACGCCCTGAATGTCGCCAATTCCAGAAGGAGTAATTGTGCGGGCTGCAATATCGGCGCCTGTGTCAACGATGTCTTCCTCGTCATAGCCCGAGTCAGATTCGCCATACTCTTCGTCGTCGGCGGGATCTGGGTCAAGATCGGAATCCGGGTCAGGATCGGGATCCGGGTCAGGATCGGGATCCGGGTCAGGATCGCGAGGAACCGGATCGGGATCAACAGGATCGTCATCATCCCACGGAGGGGGCCCATCATCATCAAAATCTGGGTTCATGTAATCTTCATCTTCTCCCGCGTCTAGCTCTTCGGGATAACCGGCGAGGGCTTTGCGGCCGTGCTCCAGGGCGTCTTCCTGGGCAGAGGTCAATTCGCCTGTCTCGCGCTCAAGTTTCGAAAGGCGCGCAACTGTCTTCTCTAGTCTATCTTGCTGCCTAGGTCTAAGCTGATCATACCCTTTCTTAGCAAATCTTAATGTGCGGCGCAGATTAGAAGGGGTCAATAAGTGTCTAGCGCTCAGTTCGCTCAGCACTTCGCCATCACCTTCCTTATCCTCATTCGTATAGCGATAAACATAAGATAATTCAGACTCATAATCCGAAACAATATCGCGCAGGGCGTCAAGAAGCGATTCAGCAACATCAACCGGAATCTTAGGAGGATCAGACATAGCGGCTTTACGAATAGACTGATCAATTCCAGCCAGCATCGTAATGCCCTTAACAAACTCTTCAGTAGTCTTGACGTTTGGCCATCCGCTGGGTAACTCATCGATAACAGAGGTGATCATCTTTTGAGACTCTTTGTCAATTGCCTGCATTTTAGCAGCACCAAAGTCGCCAGTCTCTTTTCCGGCGAGTCGCTTGCCTTGAAACTTTGCCATAAATGCTTTAGCCGAATCCCAGAACCCTTCATTAAGCAATTCTGGATCAATTTGATATCCTTTTGCTTCTTCTATCAGGCGCAAGATTACTTGGCTATCGAAGTCTTTATGTTCCCGCTTCAGCTGGGCATGTTTAATTGCGGCCGTGCGCGTGTTGCGGGCATACTCCATTTCCTCTTTGAGAATCTGAGCTACTTTGTTGTTTTTCATATTAAAAATCCTCTACAATATCATTTAATAATCTATTAATTCTGTCGGCTTTCGTGAAAACCTTATTACTGTAATTCTTTGCTTCTTGCATCATAAACGCATTTGGGGTCGATGGTTCAGAAACGAAATCAAAACAAATCAATTGGAAGTCATCCTCAACAATTGTCTGCCCTGCACTTTCTTTAACGGAGCCCATGCCGCGCGACGAGATACCAAGCTTGACACCCGACTCAACCAAGCTTCTTAAAACTTGACCCGAGGGAGTGTCTAATACTTTTACTTTTCCCATTACATTCTTGTTATCCCACCACACAGATGTTACCATATGAGAGGCATTCTTAAGATTAATGACGGAATCTTCAGGATGATCTAATTCTCCTAAAGCTCTGCGCTCTTCTACGAGTTTGGAGTAGTTCTTCATCTCTCGCATTAAAACTGCTTGAGGGTAAATTCTTCCATTTCCATTTTGAACATCTGCTTCCTGCAGCTTGCCTGACAACATCATGCCGCCGCTAGCCACGAATCTCTTTTCATCTTCTGTTAAAAGATCTTGGCAAACGCCGCCTTCGCAGAGTTCATAGTATTCTCGTAAAAGCTTCTTGCTCATTTATCCAATCCGGCCTAATGCAGCCTCTACTGCTTCAGCGGCTCTCTCTAATGCTTCTACTGCAGTATTCAACTGAGGAACATCAACTCCGAGTTTGGCGATATCATTTTTTAAATCATCTGCCATGGCTTTAGCTTTGCGAGCTTTTCCTTTCAATAAGCTAGCTGCCTGCTTGCCGCCCGCAGCTTTGGCTGCGGCCGCTTTGGTCTCGCCTGCTTTGTCGCGCATTTTAGCTGCCATCTCGTCTTCGCCGGCAGCGCTAGCGATACCGCCAAGACCTTTCTGAACAGCTCCTCTCGCTGCGCCCTTAAGCTTCGAGCCGACGCCGGCGCCGCGAGCTTTAAGACGATCAAGAAAGCCTTCGTCTAATTCTCCATTCTCAACCATTCTTACTAGCTCTTCTGTAACCAGATCTGCTAATTCATTTTTTGTCATTTTCATAGCTAACTCCCTTTACAACAGCGTCTGACTGGCTGCAGCATCCATTTATTAGTCCAACTTGTGTTCATGTTTTACTCCGTCATCTCCGAAGAGCATTGTTAAAATATATGATGTTCCCGAGGATATACCTCCAAGAAGGAAGAAATTAAACACCGTTACATCAAAACTAAATAGTTCTGTAAACGGAGAAAGTAGCATTAAAATCCACCCGACGTGAAATCCCATGCACATGGAGCAGTTCGCTAATTCTCCAAGCTTGCCTTTCTTGGGTCTTAGTCTCGAAAAGATCTTGCCATAAACAAGGATCTGTGTAAGCCCGTAGGCGCAAAGTATAAATGTTAATAGTTCCATTATTGTCCTCTTATATCAGGCTCATCAGTGTCGGGATGGGCGCCGGTGGCGCGATGAAAATCATCTTCTAGTTTTTGATTTAAATCAGGCAGCGGATCATCAGGTGCCATTGTTTTCGCTGTCATAATGATGCCGCGGGCCCATTTTTTAAGCTTCTCTGGGTGAACAAGCTGCTCATATTCATCTTCAAGATTTAATTGCTCATAGCCTGGAAGGTTTTTTGTCAGACTGTCATCCATTCCCATGACATCATCCACGATAAAGGCGCCCACTTGGCCGCCACGTTGCTTAGCCTGGGTTGCCAGCCATTCAGTGGCATCTTCGGCGCCCTGCTCTAGCTTCACTTGAACCTCATCAGGTATAAAATCTAAAACATCCTCAAGATCTTTGATTCCGCCGGCTATTTTTGCTACATTTCTAATTGACTTAAATCCAAACCTCAATAATGCTTTGCCGATACGTGGCCACTTAGTAGCTGCCTGTGATAGTATAATATTTTGAGATAGCTCTCCCCACGTGCGCGGGGCATTGACATCTTCAGTAAGATATCTGTTCCAATTCTCCATTATTAATTTCATATCATCCATAGCAAGATTCCTATTCAAATGTATACATATAATTCAAAGAGTATGGATCGCGAATATAATTGCTCTGCATCGATCCCTGTTTAGTCTTTTGGGGCACCTCGCCTAGTTCAGTGGAGTCTTCCTTGTCGGGATGAATCAGCTCACCATCCATCATCGACACAATCGCCTCTGTAGATTCAAAATAGGGTCGCTCTTCGTCAATAAATTCTGAAATATTAATCAGTGTCATTTTAGGTGTGCTTAATTCTTCGCCAGCTGCCTGTTCCATGGTTGCTTCGAATGATCCATAAAACGAACCTGCCTGAATAGACTCTGGGATTACAAGCCCTTTCTTTCGCAGATGGGAGAAAAGTCGATTTTGTGCGCCATAAACTAAGTCATTCATTGTTTCTTTGGGAAATGCAATAACTTTGTTTTTTGCGGTTGACATAACGATGTCAATATCGCCGTGATCAAAAATCATCAGATCACCATTCATACTCTTGCGAATATCCATTTCGAGACGCACGAATGCATCATCGGCGCCGGGGCCATACTTAATCTTGATTGCCATTATTAAGCTCCTTGACCAGAGATTGAGTCTTTAAAATCGTAAGCAGCACATCGTCAGTTATCTCACACTGAGCGAACTCATTTAAACGAACAGACACCTGCTTCGCTTTAGTGTGCATAGTAGAATCATTTTGAATTTCGGGTGTGTGCATTCCTTTGTCTAGTTCGTTTTTAAGTCGAGCGATTTCTTCATTTAAAAACACTTTAAGTGACACCGCATTATCAGTGAACGAAGAAACATAATGCATTAAAAGCTCCTTCTGCTCATTCAAAAGATCGTTATCATATTTTTTATTAAACTTCTCAACGAAAGTCTTATAAACCAAGCTATCCATCTTAACCTCTGACTCTTCTGCTGCAGCGGCTGTCATCTTATTGATGATTACATTCTCTAAGATTACCTGTTCTTTGGGAGATGTTTTGTGCGAAAACAATTGGGCGATGGTCGCCAATGATTTATAGTTCGGAACAAAATTGCCAAAGACAGATGGCGATAGTTCTTTATTGATATCATGAATTATTGCAGTTTGTTGCGTAAATAGCCCTTCTTCCCCCACAAGACGGCGCTGAAGTCTTGCTTCATTAATGATGCGCTTACTGGTCTCTACGTTTAAATTTTGATTTTCCTTAAGTGACTGATAGCAATCTAAATCTTTCTTCAGGGCGCTCCCAGGCTTAAAATGCTTTTTAATAATATTAAGTGCTGTTGTCTGTCTAGATTTATCTTTTTTCAGTATTGCAACAGTAGCTTCTACAATCAGCGCCTCATAAACGAAAGCTGTATTTCGTTTTTTATTGTGCTTTATCTTCATTCTTTTGCTCCGTTATTAATGCAGTGTTTTGTTCTAAATCTTTTAGTAAATTTCTAATCGATTCGTTAATAGAAAATAGCTTGTTCTCTTCAGTTTTTTCTCTCAAACTATAAATAGATTCGTCTTGCTCATAAATACCGTTCCCCAAGCCTGTCATCTTTGAAACACTATGAAGGTCTGTTAATCCGGGAACCACATTTCGCAACGTGGAACTAGATTTTTCGGCAGACCTGTGGGCTGCATAGGAACGACTGCGGGCTCCAGCACGGCGCCGATCGCTTTTAACGGGGTGGTAAACTTTTCCTTTAGATCCTGGAGTAAGTCGGGGAGAGTTTCGGGAGCCCGGTGGTACCGCGAGGAGAGGCGATTCCTCTCCCCCTCCTCCTGCGTCTGCTTCGCCTGCTGGCATTTCTTCGCCGCCACCGAGATCGCCGCCAAGATCCTCGCCGCCAAGATCGCCACCGAGATCACCGCCAAGATCGCCGCCACCTAAATCGCCACCTAAGCCGCCACCACCGGCGCCTTCTGCCGCTGCAGCTTCTGCCACTTGCTGTAAGGCTGCGTCATGTTTGCGATCATAATACATCTCGCGCTGATTGCGGATAAATTCTTCGTGAGACATGCCAAAAATATTATCAGCAACCCAGCGACGAGAAAAATATCCCTCTGTCGCGGAGGCTGCGATATCAAACTTCTGCTTCCAATGCTCAATCTCTTGAAGCTCTGCAATTTTGGAAGGATTGTTCAAAGAAAGACTGAACGCAAGAAGGTCGTCTCCTCTAAACCCTAACGTATACAGGTGAATAATTCCGATCTTTTCTAGCTCTGCCACAATGACACGTTGCAATCTCTGCACGGTGCGCGCAAACCGAATGTCTTTCTGAGCTAGCGTAGTCTTGTCTTCTGCGGCGCCTTCGCCCATCGCAAGATATGCCTGGGGTATCTTTAACGCAGAGAACAATTTGTCTCGCAAGTATTTGATATCGTCAATGGCGGTGGTATTGGTTCCGCCGGCGAGATTGGTAATTTCTGTGGCTGAGCCGGGGCGCACGGGAATGAAATAATCTTCCTCAATAGACATGGGATTATAGCGCAAGTCTACACGACCACTATTTGCATCTACTACTGAGTGTCTCTTTAGTTGGGTGACAATCTTTTCCATGTATTGCTCAACTTCGTTGGGCGGGATAGATCCCACGTCAATCTTAAAGAGCCGGCGCTCCGAAGAGCGAATGACACGGTAAGCCATCATGGCATCTTCCATAAGAGTTAGCTGACGCCAGATGCGGCGCGCAGGCTCAAGAATAGAAGTTCCATATGGGGCATATTTATCGTTGCCCAAAATACGAAAATGGCACACTTGCCAGTTTTCAAATGTCATGCCAGCCGAATTCCACTGATATTGAATGTAATCGGGGTTGGTAGCATCAAGACCTTCAAGGCGCTCGATCTCCGAAGACGGAAGAGCAATAACACCCTTAACTCCAAACTTTTCATCAATATCTAAATACAAAAAGAAATCGCCATACTTGCACATTGTGCGAGCCCATCCGAAAAGATTATATTTAACATTTAAAATACTCTCATAAAGCACCCCTAAGACAGCTTTAATTTCCTCATTAGGGCAATTAATGTTTAACATAGGTCGGAGCTGCGAATATGTTGTCATCTCGTCAGCGTAAATATCCATACTCGATGCAATCTCAGGCATATACTCCATCTGGTCAAAATCAACATAACGCTCGATTCGCTGCTGATTAGAAATCGCATTAGTGGCAACTGTATCTAAAGGATTATAAAGAGACTTCTTAAACTGCTGACCCGAGGCAGACTTAAATCGAGAACTAAACTTATCTAAATGCTGCCTACGAATGCGGCGGCCGGATTGCGATCGATAGTTGATGATCGGTCCAGAAAATAATCTTGTTAAGCGTTTAAATAATTCTGACTGTCGATTGGCGGGATTTCTTCCTTGTCTAAGATTTTTTGATTTAGGTGGCATTTATTTTCTCACTTTATAATCCATTTGTATTGTTTATACATTTTTTCTGCTTCGGTCATTTTATCAAAAATTTGGTTCTTCTTGTAGCCTTGTTGACCTTTGATCTGGGTATTCATGGTAGTTTTTGTGGTATAGATCGCGTTGACAAAAGCCTTTTGATAATTTAAATCTCGGGCATTTACCTGCAGTGCTGTATCTCTCACCCAGCACGCTATAGCTAATGCCATAATCAAATCATCATTGTAGCCTTTCATTGCTTGCGGCTTGCCATTCCTCCAAATAAAAGTTTTCATCTCGTTAGTTGTGCGAGAAGAATATATCGTAATTAGTTTGTTTCTGATAAACTCCTCTAATTTGGCAACGATGAGCGGGCGCGTTTTCATTGATGTGGTAAATCCTGGCACAGCTGAATTGCGAACTTCTGCCTGATGTTGCTCAATATATTCGTGTGTAGACTTGATGGAGTGATAAACATTGGGATACTGATAGTCATCAATCAATTTTGTCAGAACGGAATACCCAATATTGTTATTCTCGACCACAAGCATGCAGCCGCCAAATTCTCTGCCCACACTATTGAGCATATTAGCAAACATATCTAATGTCGGCTTACCTTGATATTCGCCCACTACTTCTAGGGTTTCAAGTTTAACGATATGGAATGTAGAAAAATCAGCACCATCGCCCCGAGAAACATCAGCCACTAAAAGATAATTGCAGGTTGGGTCAAACTCTTCCCATATCCAAAAATTACGATCGAATCCTGTTCTATGTTTGGGCTCTCTAACTGTTGACAACATCCATGTCATACAATCAGGATCAATCACTGTTTCTCCAGATGTATTGAAATTGCACTCTAACTCTTGCGCAATCTGGCGCTTTGACATATTTTTAGTTTCTTTTTTATACCACTCTTGATCTCTGTCTGGATGCACATCCCACATTAGCGTTGTTAAATTAAAATTATTGGCGCCAGCACCTGAGTCAGTGCAAGTTTTGTGAAACCAGTTCCCCACACCATTAGGAGTCGAAAGAGCTATGCAGCGACCACCAGTAGACAGCGTAGGATATAAACCTGTCCATAATTCTTCTAAGCCCTCAATGTGGGCTGCCTCATCAAGCACCAAGAGTGACAGGGCTTCCGAACGACCAGCATCGCCCGATGTGGAAGCCGCCTTAATAGATGAGCCATTAGATAACTCAAAGGATGTGCGGTTGTCTACG